GTCGTGCGCATCAGCACGCTGGCGGCGTCGATGATCAGCATGTCGTCCATGATCTTGCGCGTGAACTCGCTGCGATTCTGTTCAGGGTTTGGGAACTCGATCAGCGCGGTGAGGTCCTGCAGGATCTTCTGATCGGGTTTTCGCTTCGCGTATTCCTTCGACGTTTCGCCTGGCCGTCGACGCAGTCGGATATTGACGGGCATCCGACAGACCTGATCCTTCACGTTTTCGATGATGACGCGCACCATGTCGTACATGGACGCCTCACGCAGCTGCCCCGCTTTCAGCGGTTCATTGGCGCGAGGGGTGAAGATCAGATTCTGCCCGGGAGGGAATTGAATGCCGCGCGGTTGCGTTCCCTCGGGCGCGATCGGGCGCACGGGCTGCAGGGGACCGAACCAGTCCGACGTCTCGACGCCGCGAATGTCGTTCTGCGGAGCTTGGAACAATTGCGTCAGCGCCGCTGCAAGTGGACCCATGGGTTTGATCGACAGTGACGTCTGCGCTCGACTCATGATCGAGAGTTATAACACGGGCGGAAAAATTCGCCTCAGATAGAATCTTTCTTCGGTGGGTCTGCTTTCCACCATCGATCTGATTTCGCGACGCACTCTTCGAGCCAGGTCGCTTCGCAGATCGTGCACGTGTGCTGCACGTAGGGACGTTCGCCCAGATTCTGATCTGCCAGCCCCTTCACCATCTTCAGCTTGCCCTGCCAATTCCCGCACGCGGGGCACTTCGCGTTCACGTTCACAAACGGGCCGCGGCGGTAGCTTTCGATGCGTGGTTTCCAGTGGTAGAACCACGTGATCAGCAGCAGCGCGACGAGGGTGATGATCAGCACGCCGAGATAGATCCACATTGAACGATTCATTTATTGAGGTCCCTTCTGCTGAAGCCAGGTTGAATGACGGGGCCACCCCACTGATGACCGCACGCGTTACATTTCCACGTGCCGGCGATGCGCACGATCATCGTCGCTGCGCATTGTGGGCAGGCCTTTGTCTGAGTGTTCGTCACGGGTTTCTGCAGCGTAGACGTCTGCACTTTGACCAGATCGTTCGACGTGTCTGCAGCTGCTGGGGGTGTCGCTGCTGTTTGCGGGGGTTGTCCGTTCGCGGCGGCTGCCAGTGATTTCATATAGTCGACCAGTGTCATCGTCAGCGTTAACTTTCGAATCTGCGCGAGTGCCTGCGTGCACGCATCGACGTCGTCGTCGTGCGTCGCGTTCGGGAATCCCGCGTGCTGTTCTATGAAGTCGTGCACCCAGCCCACGGGCACCAGCACGCCCTGATCATTGCGTCGGCCTGGCAGGTAGACATTGTGCGCTTCGACTTCGCCCGATACGGCATACGCTCGGGAGATCTTCCCACCCTCGGGTTCGACGGGCACCATCCCAGAGATCTCAGCCTTCATGTCGTCGATGACTGCGGTGCCGTTGGCTTTGTCTTCGATGAACTTGCGATAACTCTTTGGGTGTTTGGCAGACATGGTGCGCACTGCCTGCTTTGTTGCACCAAACGACATTCGATCATTGACGCGATCGATCAGATACTTGTTCGCCCCTTTATAACCCCAGACCTGCCCCGACACAAAATCGGAGGTCTTCGTGTCTTTGAACGCGCAGTCCCAGCTCTGGATCTGCTCTGTCAATTCTGGCGGTACTGCTGCGTCGTAGAATCGCCAGTCGTCTCGTTTGAAGATATTGCCGCCGATGGGTGAGGGGCGCCCCTGATACAAAGCTGCCCACTGCGCAGAGCTGATCAGCCCGCCGTCGCGAATCGCGAGAAGCGACTCCAGACTGAAACGTTCGACGCTGAGCGGATCCCCCGCCTTGCGATGTGGTTCGTCGACTTCAGCGATCGCAGGGAAGTTCACGACTTTCCATCGCCCCTTCTCTCGATCGATCAGTCGACCGATGATGTCGTCAGAGTGCCAGCGTGTCGCCATCACGATCACGCCCCCGCCTTCCTGCACGCGTGTCATGACTGTCGTCGCCAGCCAGTTCCAACTTCCTTCGCGAATCGTTTCGCTTTGCGCCTCGAGGTCGTCTTTCAGCGGGTCGTCGACGATCACGATATCGGCCGGGTTACCAGTGAGGGATCCCCCGCGGCCGACAGCGCGATAGCTGCCAGCCTTGCCGACGATCGTGAAGAAGTCGCTGCGACGTTTCTCTGCAGCGCTCTTCGCGTTCAGAGCCAGGATGCGGGTCTTCGGGAACAGTCGGGAGTACTCCTCGGAGTCGATGACCTTCTGCACGTCAGTCGAGAAGCTCTCAGCAAGATCTGACGCGTATGCAGTGCCGACGATGCGCCAGTCGGGATTCTTACCGAACGCGTATGCGGGCATCCGTCGACTGGTGAGTTCAGACTTGCCGTGCTGGGGTGGCGCTGAAAGAATCAGCCGCGGTGCACGTTTCGCAAGGACGTCTTCGATGAACTGATCGAGAGCTGCTCCGACTTCGCGATGGAACCATCCGGCCTGGTAGTTCGACTTTGTGGTGAGGGTGAAGTCGACAAGATCACGACGGGCGAGTTCGTCATTGATCTCCTGCAGCGTCGCGTCTTCGAGCCTTCTCGACGATCGCACGGTACGCGAGGAGTTCTTCTTTGCTGAGCTTGCTGAGGTCGATGCTGTCTGCGATTGTTCGGATCGGTTCGCCACCTTCGACGCCGCTGAGTTCGATGCGCTGGGTCGCTTTGCCCTCGATCGCTTCTCTGATTTCGGTGGCGTTACCGTGTCGTCCTTTGGCGGCGTTGAAGAATTGACCATAGGCTACTGCATCTGCCCATGTTGCTTTCTCGCCCAGCTGCAGCACTTCGCGAATCTTTTTCGGCACACGGCGCCGCCCAAGCAGCATGTATGCCTCAGTGATCGGTCGACGTTTCGGTCGACCCCCGGGGTTGCCTGACTTTCCCTTTGTGAACGGTTTAAGATTCGCTTTCTGCTTCTCATTGGGCATCGGAGTTTTGGAGCGTGGGGGTCGGTGCTAACCCGCCCTTTCCCGACTGGTCGTCGGGCGTGTCGTCGGTATCACTTCCCACGCGCTTTGGGTACGGTCTGCTGAGTGGCTGCAATTGCTTTCGCATGTCATCGTCGAGGGGCATCAGATAGCGATACTTCCCCGGGAGTTCCACGATTCTACACTCGTCGGGCTTGGGCACCACCCTGTATCGGCCGTATTGCTTTCGAACTCCAGTCGGTGACACCTGACGATTGTGCAGCATCTTGCCATCGGGTCGCACGTATTGCTTCGTGGGCGCTGACTGTCCGCAGAAGATCCAGTTCGTCGCCTGGTAGATTCCGCCGTGATGCCCGTGCGATGGATCCGCAAACGAAATGACGAGACGCATCCCCGGCGACTGCTTCTTCAAAAACGTCAGCGCGATCCTGATGATCTTCGACACGGGCGTCACGTGCTTCGTCAGGGCGATGCGCGTCAGCTCACAGCCTTCAGTCTGCGCGAGTCGATAGGGGTTCAGCAGACTCGGGCTGGCACCTCGAGAGAAGATCACAGCGCCGATGAAGTCGCCATTCTCCCAGACGCCGATCATGTTATGCGGGGGTGGTGGGATCGATTTCGAATAATGCCACTGCCGGCAGGCATACGCTGCAGCTTCGTGGCTGCACCAGTCGAGTCGCAGTGTCGGTTTACTTTGTGAACTCATGACCACACTTCGGGCACGTGATGGGGGTCTGCTGATCGAGACGTCCCTGCGCTTCAGCATCAGCGGGCCCAAACTTTGGGGGCTGGAATGTCATCAGCTCTTCAGGACCAAACCCTGTCAGATCCATGTCGAACGCGTCGACGTTCAGTTCTTTCAGCAGCTGCCCGAGCTGCTCTCTGTCCCACGTGCCGCCCTGTTTGTTCAGTGCGATGTTGAGGGCCTTCTCTTCGCGATCGCTGAGATCGACAGTCGAGACTTCGACGTCAGTGTCGCCGCGTGCTTCGAGAATCGAAAGTCGCTGATGACCTCCCACCAGGTTGCCTGATCGTTTGTTCCAGATGATCGGTTCGACCATGCCGAACGTGTCGATCGCTTTCTTCAGTCGTTTGTATTCAGGGTCGGCGGGTTTCAGCAGAACGCGGGGGTTGTACTTCGCTCGTTTGATGGTGGCGATCGGGATCCGTTCGATGTTCATAGGGAAAAATAGGGAAAAAGAGGGACGGCGAGGGATCGACCCTCAACCGTCCCCCCGATGGTTACGCGTTCGGATCGGGCGTCACGGTGAACTGCGCAGTCTGAGCTGCACCAGTCGCTGGCGTGACGACGACGTCGACAGTCACATCAGTCGCACCCGGGGACGATCCCACAGGGACGATGAACGTGACAGAGGTGTCGCTCCAGCTCGTCACCTGCGCGGGGGCGCCGCTGACAGTGACAGCGCCGGGGGCTGCACCGAAGCCAGCGCCGGACGCGATGACAGTCGTGCCATCGAACCCAGACGTGGGCATCAGCGACAGCGCCGGGGGCGGGGTCGTGGTGTTCGCGACGACGGCAGCTTTCAGCTTGTCGCTTTCTGCCTTCATGTTCGCGATCAGTCCGCTGAGCGCACCCAGCTGCTGCGGGGTTGCACCTGCGGCGACGCCGGCATCGTGAGCTTGCTGCAGCAGCACGGGCACGCCGTCGATGAAAGCGATCGCAGAGTCGATGATCGACGTCTGCGCTGTGACTGTTTCAGTCAGATCGGTCAGGGCCTGGTCCAGTGGGCTCTTCATACTTGGATTCTCCGGATGTGAAGTGCTGAACGCTGCAGTCTGCTTCCCTGCATTCGCCAGCGAGGTTTGTAGTTTGATCGTTGAACGGGACAGCAAATGGTCGAGCAGCTGCAATTGTTCGACCTGTGCGGATCGCACGTGGTCTGCAGCTGGCTTCGCGTCAGTGTGAATATGCACGTTGACGGTGATGTCTTTCAAGAGATTGTGAAGCGCGTCGCTGGTTTCTTTCCTCATTTCGTCATGCTCCACGTGCGCACGGCGCAGTGCTTCGCAGCGTCACAGACTGAGAGTCGCATCGTGTGAATCCCCGCGGCGATCGTCGTCGAGTTCCAGCGAACGTAGAACGATGGGGGCAGCACGTCGATCGAATTGCCGAACGGGGTTGCCAGGCGCCCGTCGACCTCGAGCTTCCCTGAAACGACGCCCACGTTATCTGACGCTGTGACTGTCATCGCAAGACCCGCTGTGGCAGCGACGAGCTTGACTGCGCCTGTCGTGATATCGACGTTCGCAGAGTTCGTGACGCTGGTGATGACGGGATCGATCGTGTCGCTGAGTGCGGGATTGTTGCCGACGAACACATCGAAGTGCGGCGACGGGATCGGTGTGAACTTGAACGTGACGGGCGCACCCGCTGCGTCTGTCGGGTTGCAGACGTATGCAACATCGTGATCGGGGAACGTTGTCGGGGGCTGCTGCAGACTGTACATCACTGACGCGCCCAGACAGATCGCAGTCAGCACCATCAGCATCACGTAGAGGAACGTGTGTTTCTCGATGAACTTGTTCATGGGTTCTCCTTCTTCAGTTTGTCGACTTTGAGCTTCGCAGCCAGAACGTGAACATCAGCGACGCTGGCAAAGACGTTGCTGACGCGCTGTGCAATTTCGAACACCCCGATTGTCGGGTTGTTCGCGTGCGCCATCCCCAGCAGTCTCGACAGCAGCCGCCATTGCTTGCCTGTCATGCCGTGGGGTTTTCGCTTTACGGTTTCTTCGGTGGCCATTCGCTCATTGGGTGCAGCGTGTCTGTCGGCAGCGGTGGCTGCGGGGTCGACGGCTGCACTGTGCTGGGCGTTGGTGGCCCTGTGTTGATCGGGATCGTGAACTGCATCCCCTGCAGCTTGTCGAGATCGACGCAGCTCGTCTCTGTCGCTGGCTGCAGCAATAACAATCCGATAATTATGCAATTCTTATTGATCACGCTGCCCCTCGTCTCTTCTTCTCAGGTTTCACTTTCGGATGCAGAATCGCCTGCACGACGTCGTACTGAAATTTTGGCAATCCTACCATGCCCCCAGGCCGCGCCATCGCGACGCCGAGCTTCGCAAGACCGAACGCGTCTGCCATGTTGTCGTCGCTGAAGTCGACGTCCCATCGTTTGAAGCACTCTTTGATCATGATGTTCTTGTCAGCGTGCCCGTCGCCGGTGACGAACTTCTTCAGCTGCGTGGGTGGCACCTCGAGCGGGGTCAAGCCAGCTTTGCGCAGATGGTATCGAATGATCCCGCCCAGCTCACGCAGCGACGTTCCCCACGCGGTACCGGAATCGAACGAGTAACCCTCGATGGTGACCTGGTGGCAGTGCATCGCGTATCCCATCACCGCGTTCAGGATCATCTGCCAGCGACCCATGTCGTCGCTGGGTACAGGGCTGATCAGCAGCCCCTGATAGAAATCGCCGGACGCGAGTCGCTTCTCGATGCGAGGGAAAGCCAGCGCGTGCACCCCGCCGCCGCTGAGCAGCTTCAGCTGCGCGACGTCCTCGACGATCATCGCAAGGCCCGTGCCGTTGATCGACAGATCGATGCCCAGAACGTTCATTTGAAATTACCCCAACCGCCAGATGCCTTCTTCTGCGCTTCCTGCTGCTCGTCGCGAATCTCTCGACGCACTTCAGCAGCGACAGTTTCAGCTGCAGTTTCCCACGCGTGCAGCTGGACGGCCGGCAGCTCGTCGAACGGGGTGAACGGGATCGTCGGCACTGCCGCCTGGCGTTCGCGCTTGTAGGCGTCGTAGCAGATGCGTGCGAGTCGCGTCATGACACCTGCCCTGCTGCAGGTCCGCGCATCGCGTCGACGATCGCGATCTCACGTCGCAGCTTGGCGTTCGATTCAACCAGCTGCTGATGATTTCGTTCAGCTTCGCACAGATACGTTTCAGCCAGGCGCCCGTGCACGCGGTAGAGCATCAGCACAGCGTCGTGTTCGAGGTTCGCTTCGAGAATGAGGGCAGCGACCAGCTTCGTCGCGTCATAAAGCGCGTCGACCAGATCGTCACCTGAGGGGTGCAGTTGGCTGTAGATCTTCATCGGAGTCTGTCCTTTCGTTGCATGAGTTCGCCGCGGCGGGTGAGTTCGTAGAGTTTCAGGGTGCGTGCGCACTTGCCGCCCTGACGGTTCGCGACTTTCGCGAGAGACGTCGCCTGCCCAGTGTGGGTGAGGATCCACATTCCGATCTGAACTTTGCGGGGTTCGATCTTCAGTTCTTCAGCCAGCTCCCTGACAGTGCCAGGTCCTTCGCTCAGAGCTTTGCGGAGCTTCTTCGAGATCCCCGTCACTTTTTCGCACTCTCTGTTCTCAGTGAAAAAACTTCACCAGCAACGAATCTGAGGGGCGAATCGTGGGCGAGTTTCAAAGCAGAACGCATAAGTCCCACGTGTTCAGGTTCAGACCACCAGTCGACGAAGTACTGATTCGGCGTTCGAATCTCCCACGGGTTCCGTCTGAGGGGGTGAATGGGAAGGAACCAAGTCAGGAACGTCTGCTTCTGCAGGGTGCCTTCCAGCTCGATTCTGACCTGTTCCCAGATGCGATCGAGTTCAGCTGCTTCGAGAGCGATGTCGTGATAATCGTCAAAGGAAAAAAGGGCAGAAGTCTCAGCCGGGGGTAGGTTCTTCCCATTGGGTTCTGAAGGGTTAATGGAGCATGTGACACTGTGACCTGTGGAAATCGCTGACTTGTCACTTGGACAGGTGACACCCTGACACATGGGGGCAGGTGACTCTGTGTCACATGGACCGTGTGACTTTGTGGCACTTGGTGGCACCAGATGCAGGATGTAAATGTTCTGCTCGAATCGCCCTTGGGTTGCTGGCTCTCGACGGGTTGAAATCAGACCCAGATCGACGAGCAGTTTGAGGGATCGAATGACGGTTCGTCTGTTCAGGCTGGTGATCTCTGAAAGGGTCGACTGCATCGGCCAGCATTCTTCCTGGCCTTCTGGGGTTCCGCGCGGGTGGCTGGCGTAGTTGGCGAGTGCGATCAGGGTCAATTTCGCTGACGGGTTTTCGATGTAGGTGCTGAATGCCCAGTTGAGGGCTTTGATACTCAATGCTGATCCTCTCCCCGTGCTGATCCAGATTTCAAAAGGGGTGCTGGCGGGCACATGCCCGGATCAGCGGTGAGCTTCTATCGAGGGGCGACCTCGATATCGGCCCGCCAGCAGAGCCGACAAATTACGCCGCTGATTCTGGGTCGTCAATGGGAAAGTTCCGCGATCAATGCCAGACGAGTGTAGACAGCAGGTGGCACTTTGCAGACACGATGACGTGCGTGCAATTCCGCAAAGTGGTAGCCAGGCGTCAGCGATCGGGTGGTCGAGACGTGAAGAACGGGGATCGTGGGCTGCCCCGATACCACTCCGGGTTTCGTTCCTGAGCGCGTGCCATCATGTCGTCGTAGTACTGCAGCGCTTTGATGTGCTTCGCGTTCGCGATCGCTTCCCTGATCGACCTGGCGATGGCACACGCTGCTTCTGGTTCATCGCCGCAGTCATCGCAGTCTGCCCAGTGCGCCAGCAGATCTGCTTCGAGTTTCGTGACGTCAGTCTCAGTCATGGAGTTTCTCCTCGTTGTAGGGTTCGACGGTCATGTAGACAGACCCGCAATGCCGGCAGATCTGCACCACGTACATTTCAGATCGATCGCGAGAGGGGATCCGCTGCGGGTGCATCGGTCCGGAGACGTCGACCAGCTCGATCGGTTCGTGTGGCCCCCGGCCGTGTCGATGCGCATGGCAGAAGTTCGCGACGATCATGAGTTCTTCTCCTTCTGGGAGAGGGCCAGCAGCTGGTGCGGAATGAAGACGCGCTTGCCGTCTTTGTCGAACGTCCACCAGCGTGCTTCGCCGGGGTTGATGTTGTTCGCCTCGAGATACGGGCGAATCGCTTCGAATCGTTTGTGACCCTTGCACGCCTGACAGGGTCCGGGGTGGCGCCCGTTGATATCTTCCACCAGGCAGAACATGCAGGTGCAGCTGTGGGTGTTGTCGCAGTGCCAGCAGAGCCACTCAGTCATGGCGTCGCGCTTCGCGCTTCAGTTTGTTGCGCTGCTTTTTGGTGAGCTTGTCGACTTCGATCTTCACCAGCTGCCCGTCGCGCCCGACCATGTGGCGGGATCCGTCGCGCATGTGGTACGGGCTGCCCGGCAGGAACTCGGTGATGACGTGCGCTGTCGCGACCCGCGATCGGGGTCTGGTTTTGTACGCGGGAATTCTCTTGTGCAGTCGCGACAGATCAAACGGCAGGGGCTGATCTGCAGGGACCGTCAGAGGTCCGCTTGCTTCGATGGGAAGTTCAGCTGCTGGATCACATATTGCGTCAGCGTCTCGCAGCCCATCGCCTTTGCTTTCTTCTTCCATCGTTCGAGGTCCTTCTTGTCGACTCTGATATTGAGGTTCGCGTCCTTCACGAATCGCGTGATCTTTTTCATGGGCGTGCAGTCTTGCACTTTGAAAGTCGAGTGTCAATATCGCTGATGTGTAACAGGTTATTGTGTTGACACTCGACCATGCGCGGCTAGAATGTTCTGCCTATGCCAAACGAATCGAGAACACCCACCCTGAAGACCCTCAGTGCAGAGTTCGACGACTACAAAGTTCCTCACAAGTATCGCGGCGGCATTGTCCGCTATGTGATCGACGGCGTGCTGCCTGGCAGCTTTCTGCGTGCCGTGTTCGCGAATGACTTCGTCGCTGCTGCCATTCGCTGCGACGACGAGACGTTCATCGCGGATATGCGATCGCTGGCCCGCTGGGTCTTCAATGAATGCCCAATGGATCGCTGGGGCGATAACGCGAGTGTCGCCGCTTGGGTGGTGAAGAAAGAACACGAACGCGCAAAGCAGCACGATGCCGATCACGGGCCCGATGGCGACGCGACCACCCCCGGCTTCTTCACGAAATGAACGACGAGCAGCCGATCATCACGCCCGTCGTGTTCGATATCATCCCGGCCGGATCCGCTGGCAGCGGGTTCACGGGTGAGGAACCGATCGGCGGATACACTCCGCGCCGGCGGCCGCAGTTGCATATCTCCGGACTCGATACGCTGTGGGGATGTGGCGAACGTTTTTATCGCATCTACATCGTGAAGGAACGCAGCGACGCCAGTGTCGCGATGATCGTCGGCCTGGCTGTCGACAAAGCGGTCAACGAGAACCTCGAGAACAAAATGGATACGGGCGACTTGCTCGACGTCGACGAGGTCCGCGCGATCGCTGCAGACACCTTTGAAATCGAATGGAGCCTGAAGACGATCGTCTATCGACACCACGAATGGGTGAGGGGTGAAGCGATCGTCAAGGCGGAAGCCAAAGAGAAAGCGATCCGACTCGCAGCGCTCCACCATGAAGCGATCGCGCCGGGGATCAATCCGACTCATGTGCAGCGCAGCTGGGCGATCGAGATCCCGGGGATGCCGTTTGACCTTGTCGGCACGATCGATATACAGGAGGGGCGTCGATCGATCCGAGACACGAAGTCAGCAGAGAAGTCCCCGAACGGCAACATCGCAGACGTCAGCGATCAGCTGACTGCTTACGACCTCGCAGTTCTCACCATCGATGGTTTCCAGGTCGAGAAATTGAAACTGGATTATCTGATCAACAACAAGGTCGCTGTAGCGAAGACGCTGGAGTCGACCCGTAACGCAGACGATCATCGCGTCTTTATGAACCGCGTGGAAAACGCGGCAGAGGTGATCGGGAAGGGAGCATTCACGCCCGCACGACCCGCAGACTGGATCTGCAGCCGCGACTTCTGTGGCTTTGCTGACAGCTGCCGCTATTTCAAAAAACCCAAGAGCATCGTAATTCAACAAGGAGAGTAGTTATGTCGAGTTCACAAGAGACGAGTTTGATCAGTTCGCGAACCGATATGTCGATCGAGCTGACGCAGACGTCTGCAATCGCAGAAAAACAATTCGAGATTCAATCCGCGATCATGGTCGCAAAGAAGTTCCCACGCAATGAGGACCAGTGCTTCGCGAAGCTGATGACGAGCTGCGCCCGGCCGTCGTTTGCTGAAGAGGCCAGCTACAGTTTCAAACGTGGCAGAAAGAAGAACGACAAGGGCGACTGGGTCGACAATTTCGTCGAGGGGCCCAGCGTCAATCTCGCACGCGAAGCAGGGCGCATCTGGGGCAATGTCCGCTGGGGTCTGGATATCATTCGCGACGAGCCAGGTATTCCCTCGCCAGATGGGAAGACTGACGCGATCGGGGGCAGACGTGGGATCCGCGGCTGGGCGTGGGACATGGAGACGAACACGAAGATCTCCGCTGAAGCAGAGTTTCTCAAACTGATCCAGCGCAAGGAACGTGAAGAGGGTGGCGGCTATAAGAAAGACGCGAAGACCCTCTGGGTGATTCCAGACGAGCGTGATCTGCGTGAGCTGACAAACAGACAGGGCGCCTTTCTCGTTCGTAACTGCATCCTGCAGGTGCTGCCGAAAGATCTGATCGAGGATGCACGATCGCGCTGCACAGCGACGCTGCAGAAGGACGCCAAAGACGATCCAGTCGCCGCGCGTCGAAAGATCATCATCGCGTTTCAGGACGTCAGCGTCAGCCCCGAAATGCTGGAGACGTATCTCCGGCACCCTCTCGATCAGACCAGCCCCGTCGAACTCGTCGAGCTGCGCAAGATCTACAAGTCGATCGTCGACGGCAATGCACGCTGGGCAGAGTTCGTCGAATCCCCTGACGAACGCGCTGAACGCGAGAAGGGCAAAGTCGACATGGATAAGCTGAAGCAGTCGACTGAACAGAACCGTGGGCACGATGACCATCAGCTGAACCAGCTGAAGACTGACGACAAGAAAGACGAGACGAAGAACGAACCCGAAAAAGGCGCCCCGCTGCCCCAGACCCCAGCAGAGATCGAAGCAGCTGCAGCAGCTGCGACAGCAGCGACAAAAACGCAGACGGGTGATACAACCTCCGACCTCTCGCAGCTCCCAAAGGGCCTCGAGATCACAGATCCCGAAGCACTCTGCACCGAACCGCAGTTTGATTATCTGGGCACCGCCAGGCTCAAACACGATATCGATCCCAGCGTGTGGACGAAATGGGTGCGGGGTAAGTTCGACATTCGCGGAACGTCCAAGCTGCAGCAGAAGCACTTCTTCACTGCGCTGGCGTTCATCACCAACGGAGGTAAAGAGTAATGGCACAGAAAAAATTTCGCGTCAGTCTGATTAAGTTCCACAACGTCATGGGCCTCGTCGACGCAGAGGTCAAGCCGGGGGCGCTGACGTTGATCGACGGCAAGAACGGGCTGGGCAAGACCAGCCACATCGAGGGGATCAAAGCGACTCTCGGCAAGGGTCATAAAGCGACCCTTGTCCGCGAGGGCAAAGAGCAGGGCGACTGCGTCATCGTCCTCGACGATGGTGATGGGACGCCCCTGAACGTCAGCGCCACGTTCAGGAAAGACGAGACGAAGCGACAGATCGGGTATGAGGGGCAGTCGCCAATGTCGCGCACTGCTGAAGTCATCGCGGGGCTGCGCAATGAGTTCACGCTGTTCCCCACTTCGTTTCTGACGAAGGACAAAGATCAGCGCATGGATCTGTTTCTGTCTGCGATCCCGTTGAAGGTGACGAAAGACCAGGTCGCGGAAATGTTGAAGCTCTGCCCCAATGGGAAGCTGATCGATATCGATCGGCACGCGTTCAAGGTCATCACTGAGATCGAGAAGAGCATCTACGACGAACGCACGCGACTGAACGCAGTCGTGACGAACAATCGAAAGACAGCAGCGACGATGACTGCTGCACTCCCTCCGGAAGCGAAAGAGGGTGAGACTGCAGCTGCAGCGCTGGTAGAGATCCGCGCCGGCATCGAAACACTCGATGGCGCATTTCAGAAAGCTCAGACTGAAATGGCAGCGAACCGCGACAGGACGATCGCTGCAGCTCAGAAAGATTTCGATGACGCCGTCGCGAAAGCCAGAGAGAAGAAAGACCTCGCTGTCGCTGAATCGCGTCAGGACTACGACGACGCCCGCGGTGACCTGGTGAAGAAGCACGAAGCTGAACGCACGGTGATGATGCAGCGTGCAGCGACTGAATCAGCCAAAGCTGAAACGTTCGTTCGATCTGCTGAGAGTCGAAAGCTGATCGCGACGTTGACCGCTGAAGCAGATCAGACGCAGCTGATCGCTGACGCGATGACTGTCGCACTCGACGAGAAGCTGCGCGACGTGCGCACGGGCCTCGTCGACCAGTGTCCGATCAAAGGCGTGACGATCAAAGAACGCGATATCTACGTCAAGAATGCAGAGGGCCAGGAAATACCCTTTGACGCTGTGAACACGCGGGAGCGGATCCGCGTCGCGACTGATCTCTGTCTGCTGCACGCTGGGCCGCTGCCCCTTGTGCTGATGGATGGGGCTGAAGCTCTCGATCAGGAATCGCTTGACGAGCTGCGTGACGCGATGGAAGCACGCGGGGCGCAGTGCATCGCGACGCGGGTGACAGACGACGAGACGATAAAGATCCACCGACACTGAGGGGGCAGCAATGGATGTTCAGACGCAAGATCTGCTTTTGAAAGTGGTCGACTTCATATCGAAGATCGAACACGGGAAAATCCAGACGAGTCGATCAGTTCAGATCGAAGCTGCTCAGCTAAATCAGGATATCAATGACCGTTTGGAGCAGCAGCGACAGAGCGAAGAAGACGCTGACAATGCTGCTGCCTGTCAATAATTGCTGCACGCGCAGCGATCGGTGCCAGTGACGTTCACTGGCGAATGGCTCTGGGGGCGTGACTAACAACCGAAAGGGGAATTTAGCGTGCGAAGCGACTCGCCCCCAGAGTTTAACCCGAGAACACGACAATGCTGACACCGGAAGAACAAGACTGGGCCTATGAAGCAGTGAAGCTGGTGCGCGAGATCCAGCTGCGACTCGACGGTGGCGCGGAATTCAAACGACGCGGCCGCTCTGATCCTTCAGGGTTCTTCGTCGACCAGAAGGAACGTGTCGAACGATACAAGACGAACGTCAGGATGACCAGCGGCCAGATGGTGTGGCTGCGCGATATCGCAAAGACAGGGCTGATCGGCGGGATCATTCGCAAGAAAGATCGCGTCAATGTCAGCGACAGCTGTGCTGAGGGTGATCACGTCGACTGTTACGATCGAATCTGTGCGTGCGAATGCCATAGTAAAAAGCAGGTCGCATGACCGATCACACGAAGCGACTCTGGGACCAATATCGCCGGACGTTCGTTCCCCTCGGAATGGATCCGCGCCTGGCGGAACTGATTCGCCGCGCGTACTTTTTCGGGGCGAAAGATCACCTCGACTATCTGAGCAAACATTACACGGGCGGCAACATGCCCAACGAAGCAGATCTGCAGATGGGGAAAGAGATTCACGACGAGCTGCGTGAATTCGCCCGCGAAGTATTCCCGATGCTGATGGCTGATCGTCAGCGCAAACACCGAATCAATTGAAAGGAGAACCATGCCCAAGACCCGCGTGATCACTGTCCGATGGAACGATCGCTGCAAACGATGCGGGGGCACGATCATGAAAGACTCTGAGGCCCGATACGACGACGCAGCGAAGAAGATCTACCACAACAACAAACAGTGCCCGCCACCTGATGAACCTGAAACTCTATTTCCGGATCCGAAAGCAGTCGGCCTTGCCGACACGCTGGGATTCGACAAACCAAAGGACTAGAAACTATGACGACGACCACTCAACCACGCATTGACAGCGGCAAATACTTCCCCGCGATTCTGCTGACGCAGATCGAACCATCGAAGACGAACCCCCGGAAACATTTCGATAAGGGCGAGATCGAAGAACTGGCAAAGAGCATCATCGAAAAGGGCGTGCTGCAGCCGATTGTTCTGCGTCCGCATCCGAAAGCGACAAAGACAGTCCTGTTCGAGATCGTCGCTGGTGAGAAACGATATCGCGCCACAGCCAGCGCTGCGATCGCGACGATCCCGGCGATGGTGCGCGACCTGGACGACAAAGCTGTCCTCGAGATTCAGCTGATCGAGAACCTGCAGCGCAGTGATGTGCACGAACTCGAAGAAGCGCACGGGTACCGGCGACTGATCAAAGAAGCGAAATATGACGTCGCGACGCTGGCGAATCGCGTCGGCAAGTCTGACGAATACATCTACGCGAGAATGAAGCTGCTGGCACTCGACAAGGACCTGCAGGATATGTTTCTGAAGAACGAGATCACTGCAGGGCACGCTGTTCTGTTAGCCAGGTTGCCGAAAGAAAGCCAGATGATGGCAGCGAAGCAGCTCTACCAGAGCAAGTGGAACGACGTCGCCGGCACGCAGACAAAAGACCTAATCAGCGTGCGCGATCTCGGGTACTTCATTCAGCGACAGATCCAGATGGATCTGGGCAAAGCTCCCTTCGATATCAGTGATGAAAAACTGGTGAAGGCCGCTGGTGCATGTGGCGACTGTCCCAAACGAACGGGCGCGTCGACGCAATTGTTCCCTGAAGTCAAAGGGCACGACCTCTGTCTCGATCGCGCTTGCTACGCGAAGAAGCTGGCAGCGTTCGTCGAGCAGCAGGTACAGGAAAACGGCGCCGTACGCATCACCGATAAGTATCAGTCGACACCAGTCAAAGGGCTCTACTACACCGGTTACACCAGTGAGGTGAAGAAAGGCAGCTGCGTCAATACTGTCGACGGGATCCACGTCGACGGGCATCTGATGGGGAAGGTCATTCTCGTCTGCGTGACGGAGGGCTGCAAAGTTCATGGGCGACGTCAGGGAGGCATGTCGGGATCCCAGCGATCGCTGTCGACACCGAAAGAGCGCTTTGAAACGACGAAGCGCAACATCGACGAGAAAGTTCGTGACGAGGTGCGCGACAAGATCTATAAGGCAGCGATCGAACGAATCGAACTGCTGGGCTCTGATCTGCCCAAGCTGACGAAGAGGGCAGCGCTGACGATGATCCTGCGCATGGTCTACAACCGCGCCGACTCGACTGCCAGAGCTGCTCTGACTGAAGAGCTGAAGCTGCCCAAGGCGCAATACTCGAAAGGCGCTGACGTGGCCACTGTGCTGAAATACGCGACGAAGCTCGACCTGCCCCGGCTGCAGGGTTTCATCATTCGCGTGGGTCTGCGCGATCTGTCGCTGGGTTTCAGCGGGTCATGGTCGAGCGGTAAGAACTCCGTCGACGAAGAGCTGAAGACGATCGCGACAGAGTACGGCGCGAAAGTCTCTGCGCTGATGGCTGAAGCGACGACGCTGAAAGCAGAGAAGCTCAACAAGGCCAAGGCGCGACTGGCTGCAGCGATCGAGAAAGGCAAACCCAAACCGAAGAAGACCGGCAAACCTGAACCAGTGAAGACGGGCAAACCATCGCAGACGTCTACAAAGCAGAAGCCACCCGTCGACACTGACGAAGAGGAGGATGACTAAGATGCCCCTGACAGTGACGATCTATCAGAACGCAGAGGGCGCCTGGCCGGATATCGACCCCGCGCAAGTCGTCGGGGGTGAGCTGATCTCTGTGGCGTGCATTCACAAAGGGATCGACGACGGCACTCCGGCGCTGGCTCTGCGACTTGAACTCAATAACGGCGAGACTGCGATCGTGCAGACCAGTCTTGCCCTGATGCGAGGGGTGATCAAGGCCTTCGCGCATCACGACTCTGGTGACGAAGCAATCCTCGACACGAACCCACTGGGAGGCATCCCGCTATGAATCGAAAGATCACAGACAAACGGGATCCCATTGGGCAGCTGATGCGTGACGAACGCGCAGCGAAAGAGAAAGAAGCGACCTGCATCCGATGCGGGTGCACAGACTCCCACGCGTGCCCCGAGGGCTGCAGTTGGATCTGGGTCAATTACGACAGCGGCCGCGGGCTGTGTTCGCAGTGCCAGGTCGACGCGATCTGACAAGGTTCCCTTTTATTCATTTATTCATTAAGGAGTTCGACCATGTTCAAGACCCCCAAAGTAAAGGCGTACCTGCAAGCTGCCAGCTGGCAGGGCAAAGAAGACGACCCGAAACAGAGGATGACGTTCTACGTCACGCCGATCAGCTTCGAGCTGGCTGAAGAAGTCTCACCGAAATTGGCTGACAGACTGTTCAGGAAAGACCCCAACACCAACAAGTGGATGCCAGCGCGTGAGCTGGGGAACGGTCGCTTCGATCTGGGCACGCTGCCGCTGCAGACGATGGAATGGCACCCTGCCGGCGAAGGCGTGCTGGAGTATGACGCGGGTGTTCTGGTGCAGGGCGTGACGATCACAGCGATCAGTGCGCTGCATCTGTTCGCAGACTCTGACGACACGACTCTCGCCATCGTCTGCGAAGTTCCCCTCGACGCGCACATCGTCGAGCTGGCGCGAAAGTACTATCGAAAATCGGTGTGGCTCACGATGGCAGATATGCAGGCGCCCCTCTTCACTGAAGCGAATCAGGGCGTCGACGTCGCGAATGCGAAGTGTACCGAGTGCGGCAAGCCGTCGCGCTGGGTCGACTCTGAGAAAGACTTCTGGTGCATCGACCACCCGCGAATGGCGAGGGGCGAGATCCGTCTGATCTCACCCACTGAGACACCAGCACAAGCGCAGCAGCGACTGCTCGACGAAGCGAAGTCAAAGACCTCTGAGACTGTGAACTGATGGCTGGGCTGCTGAAATACATCGACCCTGCAGTGAAGGTGCGCTGCAGGGGTCGGTGCGGCCAGTGGAAAATCCCGCTGCACTTCTACAAGAACAAACAGACAGGGCGACTGTCGATCGACTGCAAGATCTGCCGACGTGCGAAGAACAGTGTGCGCACGATCCCCAACCTCGACGCTGGCGAATATCAACACGTTCAATCTGGATACGGCGGGCCGATGGTCAATCAGTTCGTCCGGAGGAGGAAACCGTAATGCAGGAAAGTGGAATTCAATGGACTGATCTGACCTGGAATCCCGTCAGCGGCTGCAGCAAGATCTCGCCTGGCTGCAAGTTCTGTTATGCGAAGGCGCTGTTCGGTCGACCCTATGGCGACAAGTGCGCGACGTGTGGGCATCAGGCAGCAAGTCATCGAACGACGGATGCAGGCCTGCGCGGGATCGAGCTGCCGTGTCACAAGCTGATCGAGTTCGGCAAGCCGTGCAAGTGCCAGAAGTTCGTGCCCAGAGTCTTCGAAGATATCCGGCTGCACCCTGATCGACTGATGCAGCCATTCAAACACAAGCCAGCTCAGCGCGTGTTCGTGAATTCGATGTCGGATCTGTTTCACGAAGAGATCCCCTTCGACTACATCGACGAAGTGCTGGGCGTCACCCAAGCTGCAGCGCAGCACACGTATCAGATCCTGACGAAGCGCGACGATCGAATGCTGGAGTACTTCACCAGCTCGATCGAGGGCATGGTCGGGATCACGCGTGATGCGTTCGTCGAGGGCCAGGCCCAGAGTAAGTACTTCGAGAAGACTGGCGATCGATCTGTCGACGAATGGCTTGCTGTTCATTTCCCGCTGAAGAACGTGATCATCGGTGTCAGCGTCGAAGACCAGCAACGAGCTGATCAGCGCTTCCCAAAGATCGTGAAGCTGGGCCAGATGGGATGGCGCACGATGATCAGCGCTGAACCGCTGCTGGGCCCCGTCGTGATCCCTGCAGACTATCTGGCGCTGGGTCCTCGAGCTTGGGTGATCGTCGGGGGCGAGAGCGGCCGCGGCTGTCGCTGGATGAACGAGGCGTGGGCGATCGCGCTGCGTGATCAATGCACGCGTGCCGGCGTTCCGTTCTTCTTCAAACAATGGGGCGGCACCGACAACAAGACTGTCGGGCGAAAGCTCGACGGCCGCGAGTGGAACGAGTTTCCTGCATGAAGCCACCGCGCGTCATTTATCGCGTCCGGATCCCTGAGTTCTTTCGCTTCGAAGACTGGGCACTGGAACGTGCCAAACCCCACCTTGCGAAGAACGATATGCGCGTCAGCAAGAAACACAGCAGCCATGAGATCAACCTGCTGGGCGTCGCTGCAGAGTATGTCTGCTGGCGAATGATCGGGGGCTATTGGTACCGATACAGCAAGAGCGGCACCGATCCTGGCTGGGAGATTATCAAAAACGGGATCACGTTTCAGGTGAAGGGAAACCACTACGACGATGGATCTTTCTATATGGGCGAGAAGCTGAAAATGAAAGCAGACTACGGGCTGCTGGTGATCAAAGGGCCGGGGATCCATTACAGCGTCGCAGGCATCATCAGCCGATCGAAGTATCACAGACTGCGCACTCTAAAGACGTGGGGAGGTCCTCCAGTGCTGGCTGTGACCCAAGATCAGATGGACGACCCCCGGCCGTTCTTCCAGAAGTCTGCACCAGAGCTGCTCGGGAAAATGTCAGCGTGTGGTGATGACGACGACAATCCGTTCGACTGGGATCCACACGACGACTTTGGTGACGTCGACAACATTCAACCGCCAGGCCAACTCACAGGGGAAGTTTATGAAGACTGAGACACCGACACCAGACTGGACCGCACTCGATCGACAGTTCACAGAAGAGAAGCGCATCGCGATGGCGAAGGTGAACAAGAACCGCAGCTGGTATCGGATGGTGTCACGCGCTGCAGGCCAGGCGTTCGACGCGATCGCTGCAGAACTGAAGAAGGAATCCGACACGACGCTGCTCGTCGCTTACGAAAACCTCGACAAGATCGACTCCATAAACTCGTGGTGGTTCCTTGAGAACATGCGCACGCAGATCGGCAGCATCATCTACAACGAGCTGCACGAACGCGGCTATAAAAACGTCTGGGTAAACGGCGCCGCAACGAAGCAATGGGAGAAACGTCGTAGCCGTTGACAGCGCAACGGCACCATCGGAGGATCAGCTCATGGACAACACAGAGCTGATCGAAAACGTCGCCCCCGCCATCATCGAACGCGTCAATGCAGCTGCGCTGCACGACTGGGTTCGCGTCATGACCCTCACCAATAAAGAGCTGCTGCAGCTGGTAGTAGCACCAGTGCCAGGTCAAAAGCTCTGCGGGATCACGCTGAAACCTACTGATTCCAGTGCAATTAAAACCCGGTAAAAACAGGGTTTCGACCGTTGACCCTCGTTTGTCCCAGCTCTAAATTGGTGTCTGTTCAAGGAAGGAGACAGCAAGTCATGAAGACAACGACGACGACTCACACGAAAGACAGCGACTGCACGATCGGGGAAGATCTCTGCTGCACAGTCTGCGGCGTCTCGCACGGGGCACCCTGCTACGAATGCGAACAGACGGGCTTTCATGCTGACGACTGCTCACAGCTCGATCATTGCTGCGACGACGACTGTCGCTCAAACGGCTGCAGCGAACGTTTCAAATAACTGAAAGGGGAATTATGAAGACACTCGACGCGATCATCTGGATCTGAACCGGTTAGGGAGTCGCGGGTTCAACTCCCGCGTCCGGCATCCCTCACAGTCGCTGCAATTTCGCAGCACAGTCGAGGGCGAAGGAGAACACGACAATGCAATTGACACAGGCCTCTTCACAATGGTCGACCCGCCCAGCTGATCAACGTTTCTGGACAGTCGAAGAACTTCACGCCGCAACACTCGCCCACAAAGAATCAGCCCGCACTGCGACAGTTTCGAACTCTGATCTGAGAGTCGAAGCAGTCGAGGATCAGATGCACCTTGTCGGGCGCACGGGCGTCCCGGCGATGCTGACGAGCTGGGCATTCAATCAGCTCTGCATGAGGGCACAGGCCCCTGCATCGTATCTGCGCGATCTGCCGACGACGCTGGCAGCTCAGAACCTGAACCACGGGCTGAAAGCGAACCTGCCAAACCACAACGAGACGACGAGCGTGCTGCTGCATCAGAACGGCGGGTACTTTGCCCGCGCAGTGCTGTCTGAGAAGTACACGCGAATCTGGAATTCCGATATCACCGAACGACTCGTCGACCTGCAGCAGCAGGGATGGACGACGCCGCCAGCGCGTCCGGCGAACGTCGACGACGACAACACTCGCATCTGCACAGCTGAACAGGCCAAGCTGTCGCTGACAGTGCGCGAGGGTGACGTCATCGGCCCAGCGGGGTTGTATGCCAGCTTCGAAGATCTCTTTGCTTTCATGATTCACCCTGAACGCGTCATCGACGACGGGTCGAAGGGTGGTCTGATGCGCGGGTTCTTCGTCTGGAACTCTGAAGTCGGGAAATCGAGCTGGGGCGTTATGAAGTTTCGATTCCGAGGGGTGTGCGGGAATCACATCGTCTGGGATGCGAAAGACGTCTCTGAGATCAAAGTGCGACACGTCGGATCTGCTGACGATCGTGCGATGGATCAGCTGCGCGTTCAGCTGAAGAAGTACGCTGACGAAAGCGACAACGACGAGCAGCTGCGGGTCGACAAGGCGCGGGAGTTCATTCTCGCCCCCGACAGCAAGAAGCTGCTCGACTGGGTGTTCGAGAAGGGATTCCTGTCGAAGAAAGCGGCAGACGTTGCCCTGAAGAGCGTGCAGCCAGAAGTCGACGGGGACCCGCTGACGGCGTGGGGATACGCTCAGGGCATCACACGCATGAGCCAGCTTGAACGCAATGCCGACAAGCGCGTCGCACTCGATCGCGCAGCGGGCAAGATCCTCGAAGTCGCGTTCTAATCGGGCCGGGGGGCAGCAATGCCCCCCTCGTTCGTCCCACTTCAAACCCAAGGAGAAAATCAATGATCAACTGGAACGTTTCAAAGACTGACGCCGCACTGATCCGCGCTGTCGTCGATCGTGCGATCGAGAAGAAGTTCTCGACGTCGCATCACAATCTGACGATGACCATCACCGCTTGCCACATGAACGGGTGCCCGCTCAGACTGATCGAGCTGGCGAAGGCTGACGATTTCAATTTCGCGCACGACATTCTGGGCATCATTCGCCACATCGACGCCCGCACGGGCCAGCTCGTCAATTTCGCACCGAGGTTTACACGATGAACTACATCACTGAACACATTATGAAACTGCTGAAAGTCGATCAGACCCAAGCGCTGAAGATCCAGAACCACATGGACTACATGTTTGAAATGAACTACAGCGAATGCAGCACGCGCACGCTGAACAATTGCATCAGGGGCGCAGCGAAGCAGCTCGAATGTCTGCACGAATTCGACACGACGATGATCGAGTCGCCCATGTGCATCTACTGCGGGGCGCCCCCGTCGAAAGCAGATCTGAAGGCGGCGGGCTATGGCGATTGACGCAGCAGCGCTGAAGCGCTGGGTCGACACGCTGAGCGACGACGCTGTCGTCTACATCGACGAAGGCGGGCTGACACTGTGCCAGCTCGAACTGGATCCAGACGCGGATCCGGCTTTCGTGCCGTATCTCGAAGTGGGCGGGAACCCTGCAGAGGAGGCCAGCATCTATGACGAAAACGACTGATCACGAAACAGGGCGCGGCCGTCAGGTCAAGCGCGTGCTGCAGATCATCATCATGCTGTCAGGGCGTGCCTACACCCTCGAAGAGATCGCAGATCGTTTCGATGTGTCGCAGAAGACCATCAGGCGGGATATCAAAATGATCGAAGCTGTCGACGTGCCGATCTACCAGACTGAAGCGCAGCTGGATTCTGTGAAGTTTCGAAAGCTCTGGCGGGTGGATCCGAGGTGGGTGACGCGTCGTCTGCTGCCCGACAATCAGACTGCAGACGTCTACAGACGACGCCTGCAGCCTGTCTGACTACTTCGCTACCTTCTCACCCTCCGGCGTGCGGGTGCCGCCAGTGACGTCCCCGTCTTTGGCGACACCCAGCCCGGCCGCTGCGATGATCGCAGACGACACTGCGACGACTTTAGGCGGCACTCCAAACAACGAACCCACCTGCGAGAGCAGAATCAAACCAGCAGCCAGCGACGTTTTCCAGTTCCCTTTCATGACTGACCCCTTCCTACGTTAACGGTCCCAGATATTCGAAGTGCCCTTTGTCTTTGCGCACCCCGTCGACCAGCACGCCCCACTTCAGCCCACAGGCGACGCCGATCATCCCAATTTGATCCCAGATGGGATCTGTCGACGTCCAGTCGAGCTTGTCACCACCAGGCGCGATCGTGTACAGCTCGAAGGGTACGACGTCGATCGCGACTGACTTCATGTCTCGTTCAGGGGTCATCACGTGCTTCGATTCGAGGGTCCACGTGACTTGCTTCGATGCCGGCTGGCCGTCTGTTCGTCCGATCGCGTAGAGGTCTGCCTGTTCTTTCGGCGTGCGACCCGTGAACACGATCAGCACAAGGATCTGCGACTCGATCAGCCTGGCCAGGAAATCATTGAAGAACGGTCGAGCTTTCGGGTGGATGTCGTCCAGTTTTCTGCTCATGGGTGTACCAGTCGATCGATGGTCGACTCCAGACGCTGCACGCGAAAGCTGACGCCTTCGAGTTTCTCTGTGACGCGTCCAGTCACGTAAGCGGCGCCGATGATGTTCACCAGCAGACTGATGATCAGAGTCCAGACCCACGGTGGAACTGAAATCGAATTGTCGCCCATGCGTCGGTGGTGATCAGTCGCTTCTAACGGATGAACTCTGGTCTGCATTTTGTGTTTGTCTCCCCATGAAACCCGGCCGACTTTGGAGATCATCTTACAGGATCGAATTGTCACCGCAAGGGTCAATTAGGGGGCGATTGTCAAACCGGTGGGAGTAAAGGGATAGGCGACGCAGTCTGCAATGTTCTGGTTCCCTGCGCCGAACTGATTGAACGCGACAAACTTCAAAAAGAGCATGACACCGATCAACGAGTCTTGCACGTCCATCTTCAGGATCCCCGTCGTGCTTTGACCAATGAATGCGAAGCGGCTGTCGATCGGGTGGTCGACGCCAACCCCCGCGGTTGGTGCGTCGTAGACGCTGCGTCGCAGCCCGTTTGTGGGATCCAGTTCATACAGGAACGACCCCGTCAGGTTCGCGACGTCGTAGGTCATCAGCTCATAAGGGATCGATCCAGCTCCCCCGTCGACCCAGCAGGGATAAACGAAATTATCTTTGTCTGCGACGTCGTAGCTGGCAAGTTCGCCGCGCGATTCTGACAGGTTCAGCTTCAGCGTGTTCGTGGTGTCAGGGTCTGCTGCTGCGGGCCAGTCTTGCGTCGTGACGCCAGTGACCCCGTTGCCCGTGATCGTGCCGAACAGAACATAACTGGATCCGCCATCTGTCGACACGTAGACTTGACAGCCCCCGTAGTTCACATCGGCATTGCTCACGATCGCCCACAGCTGATCAATCGTCGGGAACCCTGCCAGCTGCTTCACGGGTTCAAATAGCACTGGCGCATTGACGAGCGCCGGCACGACGTTGCGATCGGGAACGTACGGGTCGGGCTGTCCGACCTGGATCTCTTGCGGCGCGTTCACCGCGTACTGATATTCCTCGGCTTCGCAGTCGAGCGAGTAGGTTTCGTTTTCGATGACGCTCGTCAGTCGAACGGGTTGGTGATCGAGTCCGATCGTCGCATCTGTCAGCGTGACGAGATCCATCGCCTCGAGCAGCTGCCACTTTCCCTGCAGCGTGAACTTGAACGTATTGCGCAGATAGTTCTGTCGACGCACAGCGACACCGAGAACTGGCCTGGCGACTGCAACGTTCTGAATGCAGCGAATGACTTTGGGGCTGGCTTTGCGCCCGCCGTAGATCGCAATCGTCGACTGCTCGGGCTGGGCTGTGGTCACATCGTTGTAGTCGCTGTCACGACTCGGGTGCTGGATCTGCAGCAGGTTCTCAGTATCGACTTGTGCGCGGCGGGTGATTTTGATCGTCGGCTGCCCCGGCGCCGCAATGAAGTCGTCAGGGATCAGATCGACGAGGGGGCCCGTCGACGTCGGCGCGTTATAGATCGCACCGTTGCCCACCGCTGAGACTTCGCTCCACGGCACACTCTTCAGACTGAACCCGCTCCAGACTGGCGCTGCGTTCGCCGCCTGGTAGATATCATTCAACCAGTCGACAGCTTTGCGCTGCGAGTCCATCGTCAGGGATCCCATCAGGGAATTCGCGCGGCACTGATCGCGCACCAGCAGCAGACTCTGCATGTCGAGGATATCGCCAACGGGTTTCGGCCAGCTGACGGGTGAACCGTTCGTGAAGATCTTGAACACCAGCGCCCAATTGCCCGTGAAGAACGGGTTCACGCTGAAGACATATTCGCCCGGGATCGTCACGACGCGATACATGCTGAAGATCCGGCCGACACCCACCATCAGGTTCTTCCAGTGCGTCGGCGGCTGAGCTGGCTGAATGCTGCCAGCTCCATCCATTGCGATCACGATCGCGACGATCAGACAGGGTTCCCCGGGGACGTTCGTCGCAAGGGCAGTACCGACAATCGGGCCATCGGTGCCCGTTGCTTCGACAGGGCCGCTCAGCGTATCGAGTCCGTTGATCTCCATGATCTGCACGTCGCTGTTCACATCGGACCCTGTGATCGTCAGCGTGTTGGCACCACCCACAAGACCTGGCCCCGCGTCTTCGACGTCCCAGCCAAGGGGTGAGCTGCCGAGGCCCGTGTAAGGGTTCCCTTGGCTGTCGGTGAAGACCATCGACGCGGTGCCGGAGTTTCGCGCAGCGACGATGATCGTCGAGTCTGTCGACGTCGGCAGATCGAACTTGACCGTCGAGATCGTAATGTCGCTGGTGACCATCTTCTTCTGAATCGCGCCGGGGAAGTCGTAGCAGTTCAGCCCGTGATGGATCGAGGAGTACTCTGGACCCGCGCCAGGCACTGACTGCGCCACCCCTTTGAAAATGTCTTCGATCATGTCGACGAAGTCGCAGTCGCCTCGAGAGTACAGCGGGAAAGCACCGACGCATTCAGTCAGGATCGTCGGCAGCATCTGCGTCGAACCCATGTCGAGGTTCGGGGATCCCATCCCGGCATAGTCGGGATAAATGATCTGCTGGCTGCTGAACCCTGAGAACTCGGGCCCATTGCCCAGCTCAGACTCGAACGTCAGTCTGAGGTCGCTCATGGGGATCAAAGGTGAGCTGGGACCGTTGGTCTTTGCGAAATACAGCGTCAGAAGGCCTGCTGGAAGTGCGCCCAGTGTATTCAGTGTCAGATCGATCGTCGCCCCGCTGAACGGCACCCAGCGAAACACATAGGGGTAATGACGCCAGCCCCCGACATTCAGTCGATCGGGTCCGGCGAATGCAGCGTTCCAGAGGGGCACGTCTGTCGTCCCTGACAGGTGTCTGCCCCCCTGACTGCCGTAGTCCCTGAACGTCGTATTGAACGGGATCCGCAACGATGCGCCCAGCAGAAAATAGAAGTACGGGTTTGAGATCGTGAAGCTGCCCGTGCCCCCCGGCGTGATCGAAAACGATTCACTGCTGAAGCTCAGCCCCTGTTTGTTCCCTTGGTTCTGCCACATCTGCAGCACAGCCACCATGGGATTGTGACCGAGTAAGAAGTCGACGTTCTCGGCATACGTGGCTGGCCCGTTCTTCTTCACCTTCACGGTCTTGTTGCTGCCGCCAGCTTGTCGCAGGTTCGCTGCCCAGATCAGCTGCGGGGTGGTCTTGGTGGTGCCGTAGACGACAGGGATGGTCGAACCGTAGACGGAACTCTGCGGGCTGATCCCGAGAGCGTAGGGGCGAATGCTGGCGTTATTGTGCTTTCCAAACATGAATGGTTGTTACCTAACAACTATTGCGCGGGTGGGATTCGAACCCACGGCCTATCGGTTATGAGCCGATCGAGCTGACCACTGCTCCACCGCGCGGCACCAAGTAGTACCTAAACAGGGTCTATTTAGACCCTCGATCAGAGACTGAGATCGATGATCCCATAGAAGACCTGGATCAGCAGACTGTTTGCAGCATTGCCCCCGGTGAGGTTGCCAGAGCTGCCGTTGCTGTACTTCAGATACACAGCACCGTTGTCGGTGACTGTCGACAGATCCCCCGGGCCTGACGCTGCTGCGAATTGCAGATCGTAGTCTGCTGCAGATCCCAGCATCAAGTCGGGGGCGCCGATCGACAGAATCGAATTCGAAGAGTTCTGATATGCGATCGCCAGCAGCTGCGACATATCGAAATTGGTGTAGGCGCCATGGGAATCAAAGTGCGCGAACCCCAGCCACGGGACGATCTGCAGCCCATCGCCAGGCGCATCGATCAGTTTGATCGGCGTCGTCGGCAGCGCTTTGATCTGCGCGTTCGTGAGCTGCAGCTGCTTTAACTGAACCATGCGTTCAATGATCGACAGCGTCGCGTCGGGCAATGGTTCGCTGGCGACATTCGCGCCACCAAACACAGCAGTCTCCAGATTCTTCAATCGTCCCTGCAGGGAGATCAGATCGATCGTCATTGGTTTCCTCCTGACGTTGGCATTACAAACGGGTCAAAGATGACACACTGCGTCCCTATCCACATCGGATCCAGAGACAGGTCGACTTCCATCACGTGCGGTTTCACCGCGTGGATCCCCCGCGGCCATGCGGTGATTATCGCCCCGTGGTTGTAGACGTGGCTGCCGGCTGTCTTGCAGAGAATGATGTTCCCCGGTTGAGGGTCCAGCGATCGCGCCATCGTTCCTTCAGCGACGGCGCTGGCGTACCGCAGCATTCGCAGCATATAACGTTCGTCGGTGGTGTGGGCCCACCAGTCAGTTGAGAAGACGCCGATCTCTTGTTCGGGCATCAGTCCCACGTCTCGCAGAATGCAGTACAAAAGCGATGCACAGTCGCAGCCCACCCCTTTGATTTTGCCCCTCATCACGTAGGGCGTCAGGATCCATGTCTTTGCTTCGTCGACGAGCTGCTTTCTGTCCATATATCTTTTTTGTTATATCGCCGTCGACGGGCTGGGCACGTACGGGAACCCCCGGTACTGCCCGTCGCTCTGGTTCACGGGGAAAGCTGCAGACGCGTAACAGGTATCCACCCCGGCCGTTGGTACCCATGGGAGAGGGGTGTACAGCACGATCTCGTTGATCGGGACGCTGAGGTCATCGACGGTTCGACGATTGATGTAGATTCCGCTCCAGACGCCTCCCAGCGTCGCTCCAACGCCACGATTGAACACCAGGAACCCCGCCCGCAGTCGATTGTCTGGGACGACGTTCAGGGGGTCGCTGGTGGATCCAAACGGGGTGGTCTGACGCAGTCTCAGAGTCTGGGTGTTGGATCCGATCACGACGTCGAACTGCGGGACGATCGGGAACCCAGTCGGCGGCGTCGCGCCTTTGTACGCTGCCAGCGTGTTCGTCAGCTCGATCACGTTACTCGGGACAGTCAGATTGACGACGTCGAGAAAGCTGGTGACCTCGAACACGATCGCGCCGCTTTCGATCTCGACGTTCGACACGCGACCCCCAAAGAGTGCAGCAGCTCCAAACGTCGACGCGTCGCCGGGGGTGGGCATGAACGTCGTCCAGACCCTGACGGGCTGGTTGTCGAAGAGTCCCAGACGCGCCCGTTGATACGGGTTTGCCGTGTCTGCATTCTGTGTCGGGGGTCCGGGGTTTCTGGGCGCCCACGTCAGCTGCAGCGTCGTGACTTCGAAACCGATCTTAGACTCGACCTGGCCGCGCCGGATGACGTCTGGGCAGAACGTGCCCCAAAGGGGGTACCGCAGAGGGGTGTCCCAGTCTGTCAGCCAGATCGATCGCGGGTCTTCGGGTTCACCGATCAGGATCAGGTTCGCGAGGGTGTAGCTGTGTCGATCGCAGAGCCAGTCCGCGACGAGCTGCGTCGTGTCGGATCCGTCGCCGCCGATGACGGTGCGCATCAGTCCGTACACGCGATCTGCGGCCGGGACGTTCGCAGCTCCAGCTGCCCGCCACCATGACCACCGATCGTCCAGAGGTCTTCGAGGAACTTCTCGAAGTCTTGTTCGTCTGTGTTGAAGATCACACGAAAGTAAAACTGGAATTCTGCAGTGATGGGTTCAGTCGGTTCAGCTGCCCATTCCAGATACATGCCCGCCCACGATGCCCCCTGAATCGCGAACCCCGGGCCTTTGAGGGTGTAGTCGGTGTCTGCGATCTGTTCGACGCCGTTCGCGTAAACGACGAGAGTGCCGTCGACCAGATCGGTGATGTCTTCATAGAACTGGCCGCCAAGGTTGCGCTGCAGCGGGGTATAGAACAGGGTGCCATCAGTGAAGAGCTGCTGCTGCGCGAGAGTGTTCGGCGTGCTGTCAGGGTTCAAGCCAGGCCCCACAGTATTGTCGTCCGGATCCAGAAAGAGAAAGTCGTCCCACTGCCCCGCATGACCAGCGAAGAAACCCATCAGCAGCTGCAGATCGGGATAGGTTCGACCCGCCAGCAGCTGGTTGTTGTACTGCCCGTTCGATGACGCGTACAGGTAATCGTAGAGCAGCGTCCACTTCCACATTGGGTTTTGCGCCTGGCGGATCCGCGTCTCGAATCCATTCGGCGCCGACTGGATCAGCGTCGAGAAGCGCGGAGCTTTGACGACGTTGAACTTCAGACCGCGAACGTCACTGGGATAAATGTCGTTGCTCATGCTGACGGCAGTGCCCCTCGTCGCTGCTCTCGTTTGATGATCTTCACAATGTCTGCAGCGTTTCGTTTGTGATCGGCTGGACTACCAGCGCCGTGCGCATTGTAATTCAGATTGACGTCGCCAGATCTGGAACCACCCCGCCCGCCCAGTATCGCTTGCTGGATCCCCGTCGACAGCCGCTCGTCGAGGACCATCTCTTTCTTGTGCAGCATGTGCATTCCCGTATTGGGAACGATGCCCCCCTGATCGAACGAACCAAACGCAGCGACGCCGGCGAATGCGCCCGCGGCCGCGATCGGTGCGACGATGACGTCAGCTGGGAACGGCAGCGCTTTCATGACCGACGTGAACGCGTGCGCAGCTGCAGACTTTGCCTGCACCAGTATTCCCTTTTTCTCCAGCTCGATCCCGAGAGCGTGGTACAGGATCTGCTGCTCAGCCATTCGCGCCAGATTCTGAATTGCATTCGACGCGATTGAATTCCAGCTTTGCTCCAACGACTGTTTGATCGTTTCCTGGCCAGTCACCCAGCTCATCACATGCTGGTTGAAGTTCGCGTCGATCTGCTTCAGGTAGGTGTTGGCGACTTTCTGCTGCGCTGCGATCTCTGCCTGCTCCATCCGATAGATCTGGATCTTTCGACGTTCTGCTTCTTCACGCGCCTGAATGTCGCGGGCGATCTCTTCGTTGCGAACCTTGTCGAGCAGCGCGACCAGCTCGTCCTGTTCGTGCTTCTCTTTCTGCCGTTGGTCGCGATTGTACGCATCGATGATCCGACCCGACTCTTCGACTGCAGCAAAGCCACGTTTCAATCGATCTGCAGTCGCTGCTTCTTCGTCAGCGTTTACTTTTTGGATCGATGCCAGCAGCTCCTGCTGGTGTTTCAGATTCAGTTCTGCAGTGATCTCGTTGAACCGTTTCTCGATCGCAGCGCGTTCGTCGGCCGCTTTCTTTGCTTCTTCGATCTGCGCAGTGTTCTCTTCAGCCTTCACCTTGGGTTGGGTCTGCTGCTGGCTCTTTCGAATCGCGAGATCGAGGGCGATATTCTTGTCCGTCGTTTTCTGGATCTCAGTCTGCAGCCTCTTCATTTCGTCAGAGGTGCCGGCGATGTGATTCGCGAACAGTCGCATCCCCGGGTTCAGCAGATCGCGCAGATGAAACCCTGACTGCTCCTCGAGTTCAGACAGTGTTTTCATATCGGCGGCGACTTTGACCTGGCCTGCGTGCAGCTCGTCGATGTTCTTCTGGGTTTCACTGACTTCGATCTGCAGCGCAGTCTTCTTCTCGTCGGATCCCGTTTTGCCAACAAGGTTCAGTTCCTGCTGGGCGCGGGCAGTTTCGCGGATCAGATCCAGATACTTTTGATTGATCTCGATCTGGTGTTCGTAGGCCTTCTTCGCAGTTTCGTCCCAGCCTGTGACCGATTCCTCGATCTTGCGGAATGCCTCGGGGAGTTCCGCCAGGACCTGAATCAAACCGATGACGGCGACAGCAGAGAATGCAGCAGACAGGGCAGAACCCACAGCGGGCATTTCGGCAACAAACCCTTGAACGAATCGCGGGATGTGGACGCCGATCTCTTCACCCAACCCGTGCAGGGCGTGCTTTGCTTCAGTGACAGAGTACTCAGCTTCTTCAGCTGCAGGGGCGATGCGTGCAAGGCCCCAGCTGATATCGCCCCCCATCTGACGACTGGCTTCCCCAGCTTCTTTGAAATGTCCGGAGATCTGCGAGGTGTGTTCTTCGACAGCAGCAGATGCCCGCTCCATCGTTGCAGGGATGATATCGCTGCCGTCGACGGCGATCCGAAGTCTAAGCACTCCATCGTTCACTTGGCGTTACTCCTCAGGAAGTTCTTTACTCCATCAGGCAGCTTTTTGAAAGGGACGACTGAGCCCTGCGCGACCATGCGCTGTTCGGTGGGTGTGAGTTCCGGCTTCGAAATGTTCCCCGTGGAACGTTTTGGTCCCACGATCCCGCTGACGGCAATGTGCACGGGCGGGAATCGGGACCAGTAGCTATCCAGTGACAGCACGTCAGGGAACTCCATCGCGTTCACTTCCGCGAACGTCCAGCCGAGAGCGGTTACGATGCAGCAGCGAGTGTCTCGGATCCAGTCTTCGAAGCTGCCGTCGTTTCCCCCGCGGTCTTACCAGTCTCTTCGACGGCGGCCAGGCCGCTGAAGGAAAGAATCTCCTTCTGCAGCCAGCCGACGACGATCAGATCGAGTTCCGGCCGGATCGTTTCATCCGTCCACGGTGTAGGCGGCGCCGCATTGTTCAAGCTGGTGACGATCAGATCGATCGTGCGCTGACGAGCGGTGACACCCTCAGCAGCTGGCTTTATGAAGTCTTCGCACTGCTGCAGGTTCAGGGGCGCGATCGTGAACTTCTGCCCGTCAAGTTCTACGACTTTCTTTCTCATGCGCTCACCTGAAACCAGTCGAAGACAGAACCATCGGGGGCAGCGAAGGCCTCGAATTCGAAGTCGCTGATCAGGTACCCATCGCGCTTCATGGGTGCAGACATTTTCGACGCGCGGACCCTGTACAGCTTCATGCCGTTGGTGCCCTGATACGGCTGCGACAGGTACAGCTCGAAGACTGGCCCGAACCCTTGGATGTGGTTCTTCACAGCCATCGTGCGACCCGCTGCAGAGCTGTAGGTGTAGCTGATCAGCACCAGCGCTGCAGCGTCTGCCGTGTTGAACTTGTAACGGCCGAGCGATTCGCTGACGGCATACTGCCCCGCTGCTGAGACTGTCGCTGTCTGATAGCTGATCAGCACGACGAAGGCGACGTCGGCTGCAGCGAACGTGTAAAGCCCAGTGGCTTCGTTGACGGAGTATTCGCCCGTGGCAGGGGACGATGGGACGCGGGTCATCGGTACGCCCAGATGCGTGACGCCGAGATCGCCCAAGAACGTCGCAGTGCCTGTGACAGTGATCTGAAACGGCGTCGTCGGTACCGTGTGGCTTTCGTCGCTCACCGTCGTCGGGGTCACACGTTCAAACGGCATCCCCGTTGCTTTGTAGATCACGCCCAAGTCTGCGAGAAAGTCGTCCGAGTTCGTCACATACAATTCGAACGGCGTCGCCGGCACGGTCTGCTCTTCGCGGTCTGCGATGATCTCGATCCCCGAGCTGATCTCGTCGGCGTAAAACAGATTGTTGTAGGTGTCGATCTCGATGCGGCCGAAAGCAGCTTTCCCTTTGATCGTCATGTCGCTCGGTGCGACGTCTTCAGGGAATTTGTTCTGGCCGCGCAGCTCGACCAGCTTCTGATCCATGTCGAGACTGACGTCCTGAATGACGCCGAACTGCACTGGCGTCGACGGGGTTGCAAGGTTGCCGGAGATCGGGCGCCCGAAGAGTCCACCGATACCAAATTGAAACATGAGAACCTCCTAATCTAAATTCCAGTCAGCGCACGGATCGGAATCTCCAGCGCACATTGCGGATCCAATATACCTGAACCCATCGGGACTTCCCCTTCGATCCAGGCGTTTTCAACAAGGCCACCCAAAGTCTGTTTGTACCCTTTCGGCTGCTGCTGCAGCGCGTCGTTCACTGCTTTCATGCAGCGATTCAGCAGCGTCTGCGGCGGCGTCGTGCTGCCCTCGTCCGCTCTTGTGTACACCAAAACCATATAGTGCAGAACATATTTCGAAGGACCGAAGAGCTGATCCTGCGTGATCGTGAACCCAAGGGGCGCGAGAAACAGGGCGGGCTGCCCCTCGTTGCCAACCTGCGACCACGTGCGCGGCCGTCGACTGACAGTCTTGAACCCAAGGCCTTTGACGTTCGTCTCGATCAGCGTGAAGAGTGCGACTTCGATCGCTTCAGGATCAAACATTGCCCTGTGCCCCCTCGTTCATGGCTTGCTGCAGACCGATAGCGATCGATTCGCGCTGATCGTCGAGACTGGATCGCATGAAGCTGCGCATCGGCAGCGGCGGGTGCAGCACGCGCTTTGCGAAGATCACGCGGCCCCCGATAACGAATCGAAGCGCTTTCCTGTTTGTCGGAACGATCGTGTAGGCGCGGTCTCCGCCGTATTCATGAATCGCACCATACCATGCCGGACCACCCCCGCCGAGGACTTCAGCGAAGAGGGTCGTCGACTGCACTGATGCTGGGATCAAACGAATCGAAGCTGAGAGTTTTCCGCTGCGGTGCTTTAAGACCTGGCCCTGCAGTTTGTCTGCGACGATGTGCGCCTGCAGCTTCGCGCCCAGAACGTTCATGCGATTGACGAGGATCTGAAGAACCTTGGGCCCCTTTGCCAGAAGAGCGGCCGCTGCTTCTCGATCTGTCCCATCGAAGGTTGCTTCAAACAATGGCAGCCCTCGAATAATTGTTCATGACGCTGACCACGTCGGGCGGCAGCTCCCAGTCTCTGAACGTGATCGTGCCCGCCCCTGCTGCCATCGCCTGGCTGGATTGATCGATCCACTGTCGCCGCTTGTAGTTCACAGCGACCATGACTGTCGCTTTGTCTGCGATATCGAACGGGGTCTGATCGAACCCTGCCATCGCGACGACGTGAATGTTCGACTGTCCACGGGTGAACCCACCATAACTGGCGCGAGTGCTGCCACCACTGCGAATCGAGATCGACTTCTTTGACGAGTCGATGAACCACCCGCGCACGCCGAACGTGGTCGACTCTGCGATCGGCACGCCGTTGACCTCGAGGAGCGTGATCGATTTCAGCGGGGTGTCTCTGCTGAAGAGTCGGGCGTTCCCGTTGCCGTCGTACCACTGATCCGAAACGACAGGGGTGACGAGGGGCGAGACGCCGGCGACGGCATTCTTTCCAGTCTTCCAGAGCCAATAAAAACTTGCGCTGGTGATGCAGCGCTGGATCTGCAGCTTCTCGTCGTCTGAAACATTGTTGGATCCCAGATAGCCGATGACTGCTGCGACAGTGGTGAGGTCGATCTTCGCTGTACTCATGGCGCTGAATAATACTCCCTTTTCATCAGAGATTGACCACTGCGAAACTGACGATGCTGTCGGTGTCGATCGTGATCGCAGACACGTCACCGATCAGCGTGTAGACGGCATTGTCTGGATCCGAGTCTGGAAAATGGACGTGATATGCAGCAGCGTACCCGTTTGTGGGATCCAGCCGATCGGCCTGGAACAAGATGTAATACATCGACGCGCCTGACAGCGTCGCGCTGGTGACACGCGCCGCGAACTCGATCGTCTGCGATGGCTGCGTCATGCCGATGCCTGCACCGAACGCGCCGAGCGTCGCCTGTATCGACTGGGTGACCATGTTCGAGGGGCAGCTGGTGGGTGTCGCCAGTGCTGCCTGTGTCGAGGCGGCTGCATTGTCCCAGTCTTGAAACTGATCGCTGACAATGTGGAACGGCGCATCAGTGGATCCGATCTGATCGAAATTGTAGTTCGCGCCCAGATCGTCAGAGTCTGCCCTGCTGAAATTGTCCGCGAAGTGGTACGCATCGCCCTCAATGATCAGCGTGCCCCAGCTGGCGATATCAGCGGGATTGACGACGCCCTGCGATCCCTGATTGGTCAGACCTGCGCGGCCGCTACTGATCCACGTGGGATCTGTCGACGCGATATCTGCAGAGAACACAGTCACGCCATCGACTCGTATATACAAGCGCGCACTGACGACGTCAGCGCAGTCACCGATTAAGAACCCGCCGCCCTCGTCGACCTGATTGATCGCGACGAAACGGTTCTGAGTGTCGAACGATCCGACGAAGTCGAAGCGGAACGGTGGGCCAGGCGGCACGGGCAGCGCGTCGACGATCAGCGTCAGCCCGTCGACAGAGTGCATCGCGCACCCGTTGTTTCCGCTCAGAATGCTGCCGGTACCGACGAACGCGAACATCTGCATCGTCGGGGACCAGCCCACTGACGCGAGGCTGTAGTCGTTGGCTGGGAACGCAGGACTGGATCCCAATGTCCAGCTGAACCCGTCAGACGATCGCATCGTTCGATTGTCGACCCCTGATCGTGTCGTCGAACAGGCGACGAGCAGATTCAGCGTGTCAGAGTAAGCGACACCCGTCCAGACGTGGGTCGAGTCGGGCGTCGTTTGAATTGTGAATGCGGCGCCGTCTGTCGACGTCATCACCAGCCCTTGGGTACCCACGACGACGAACATGCCCGTCGCACTCAGGAGGCCAGGCGGTACCCAGATGACCTGCCTGCAGCTCTGCGTCGTCACTGACGTCGTGATCGGAGTCCAGTTCACGCCATCAGGTGAGCTGTAGAGACAGACTGCAGTCGACGTCGATCGCGACGCGACAGCCAGCCCGAGGGTCGGGGACCATGCGACTGAATTGAACGTCGGCGTCCCACTGACAGGGCTGTTCTCTGTCCAGCTGATGCCATTGGCTGACGTGCGCGTTCGTCCGACCTGGCCCACGCCAATGAAGTAACCGAGAGACGGCGCCCATGCGATGCCGGGGGTCGCGCCGTTGGTGGCGCTGGTGTGCTGCGTCCACGTCAGACCATCTGTCGAGGTCGCTGTATTGTTCGCATTGCCACCAGCGACCATGATGCCCAGATCGGGCGAGAAGCAGAGCGTGTGGAATGACTGGCTGCCCAGAGTGTTGTCGTAGTCCCAGCTGACGTCATCGCAGCCCGTGACAGGGGGTGGGATCGGGATCACATCGCCAAAGATGGTCTGCAGCCGATATCCATTTTCGCAGCACATGAATGCCGGCACCAGATTGTTGAAGAGAACCCCGGGGTCTGCGAATGCCTGATGACCTTCGAGAAGAACGCTGGTGTCCTGAAGAACGATGGGTGAGCCCGTGTGACCTGTTCCCGCGCGGCCGCTCAGCGTGACGTTCGCATCACCCGTGATCGACGGGGATCCGGGGCTGCCCGTTCCCGCAACTCCGGTGGGAGTTACATTCGCGGATCCCGTTTCGCTGGGTGACCCGGGTGAACCCGTCGCTGCGACGCCTGTGAGATTGACGCTAACGTCAGCCATTTAGTGAACACTCCCAGAGCCCCCGGATTCTGGAATCACTTCCCCAGAGGCCCCGCATTCTGGGACCACTTCGCCGCTGGCTGAGAATTCCAGCAGCACATGTCCGGAGGCATGTAGCGGTCGAGTGTACTTCGGGCCTGCGACAACGTCACCCGCAAAGCTGACAGCTGCCACTCCCTCGAGGTCGACGTCGATATCGCTGAAGACGTCCAGATCGCCAGCAGCTGAAGCTGCTTCGATTCCCTCGAGGTCGACTTCGACATCCTGTTCGACTTGCAGGTCCCCGGGTGATGCGATCCCGGCCTGGCCGATCAGCGCGATCATTGCATCGCCCTCTTCAATCAGGAACCCCGGCGAACTTACGGCGCCGATTCCTGTGAGCGTGACGCTGACACTCGCATTGATCGAGAGCGATCCCGCTGCGCCGGTACCGGCGACACCCGTCAGCGTGAGGGTCGACGATCCCGTGATCGTGGGAGATCCAGCAGCACCTGTCGCTGCGACCCCAGTCGGCACAGGGTTTGCAGACGTCTGCACTGTGATCGATCCCGGCGAACCCGTGGCAGCCACGCCCGTGACATTGACCGTGACGTCGACGACGTCGGGCAGAATGTCCCCTCCGGACGCATCGTCCCATGTCGTCGTGTGCGCCTGGTTCGTCGTGAAGTTCGTGATGAAGGGATTGACGAAACCAGCTTTCCCCGATGCGATCGCTGAATCTGTCGCGCTGGCGAATGCGGCGCCGTTCTTCAGGCACGTGATCGATGTGCCGTTCGCACGCAGCTCCAGAATATCGTTGGCGGTGACAGTCAGTCCCGTCTGCAGGTTCGTGATGTTCGTCGGCGGGCCCGTGTTCAGATTCGAATTGACCAGCTTGACCAGACGCGCCCCAGAGCCACCGCTATTGGCTGGGAACAGGGCGTACCCCGTGAAGCTCGTCAGCGTCCCAGATCCGCGCACGCAGATTCCATTGCTGGCGAGGTTCGATCCGTCGTTGTCGGAATACGTCAGGAACTTCGCCTTCATGTACTGGTTGTTGTTGAACGTCTCAGTGCGAAGAACGAACCCATCGCGAGGGGCGCTGGTACCGCCCTGCTGGAAGTAGGCGTTTGAAATGATCTGCACCGATCCCGCTGTAGCGACGGTCTGCGACCAGCCTGTCCCTATCGTGTTGGAATTGGCGCGATTGAAGTCGTCAGTGAAGAGCTGGGAATTCACGCTGCTCTTTCTTCGACGATCGCGGGAATCTCCCAGTGCCCGAGGACCTGGAACGATCGCACAGCGTCGACGACCAGAACAAAGTCGCCCCCGATTTCAGGGTCGAACGTGCCGGGGATGTCGGCTTCATAGATGCCGTCAGAATCAGTCACGTATTCGAGGGTGACATTGTCGAAGTCAGTAACCGGTGTGCCGGGGTCGATATCGGGGATGCTGATCGATCGCCCTGAGTAGAGCGTGGCTGTCACTGCTGTCGCATCATTGACGGGCTGCCCGTCTGCGTCAGTCAGCACCCAGCGAAACGTGAACGGGTTCAGGGCTGGAAATGTAAAGCTCATCAGTGCACCTCATCGCGGGGGTGGCGGCGGGATCATCATCGCGGGCGTGCCGATCTTCAGCGGCCGCGGCAGCGCTTTCAATCGTCCGGGGCTGGCTTTGCTCTCGACCCCAGACAACGAAACGCTGGCCCCCGCGGTAGGGGCCAGCGATCCAGAGTGGGACGTTCCAGCGACACCCGTCAGATTGACGGTGACGTCAGCCATCTTAGGCGATCCTGACGATCGCGTTCGAGGCGTCTGGTGTTGGGAAGACGATCGTGAAAGTGCCCGCTGTCGACGTCTTGTCAGCGCCGAAGTCGTTCACGATCACAGCCTTGTTCGACTTGCTGGAATTGTAGATCAGCGATCCGCGTGCGGTGATGGTCGCTGAAGTAAACGCCAGGTCACTGAAGTCGCAGAGTGCAGTCGTGCCTGACGCGACAGGGGTGACACTGGTGAGGGCGCCCCCGCCCGCAGAGTATGTGCCGCTGGCGCCGACTTCGTTTGTCGCAGAGTAAGCTGTCGTTGTGGCGTCCATTGTTGCAGACGACGTGTACAGCGCCAGCTTGAACGTGTCACCCGTCGACGCGGTGAAGTCGTGCGTCGCTGTCAGGATCTGAACCTTGAACGACGTCACAAGTGCTGTGGTGATGGCCCAATGTCTCCGGATGCGATCGAAGAAGTCTTCGCAGCCGGCGACGATCATCGCCCAGACAGCCACCATGAACACGACAAACCGAAGAGCGGCGGGAAATTGCAGTACAGATTCCATTTCGAATTCTCCTTAAACTTTGCCAGCGCTGCCGCTGATCGCAGCTGCGCTCAGAATGATGGTGCAGTCTTGACGGTAAAGGGATCCAGTTTGTCGATCGATGATTCGCTGCGTGAGGGAGGTAGAGCCGTCCGGCATACCCTCTGCGGTGATGACGCGTCGCATCGCCGGGGGCATCGGCATTGCGATCAGCTGATCTTTGGCATACTGCACCCGTTTGAAGTGCAGCCACATGCGCCGTAGACGTTTAAGCAAACTCACCAGCTTTGCCCCCTGCTGCGACTCCTTCGACTTCGACGGTGCAGTCCTGTCGCACCGGTTCGGATTCAGAGGGGACGACCTGGCCGTCCCCTTCGTTTTCTAGTTCGTCGCTCATGCTGCTTCGAGAGTGTACGTCAGAATGACGTCGACTGCAGTCGCTGTCGCCAGTGACCCGCCAGTCTTACCGACGTTTATGTTCGTATTGACGTCGTTCAGCACGTTCGATGCGCCATCAGCCAGCACAGTGACGCTGCCCGTGTTCGGCTTGACGATCGTCGATCGTGTCAGCGCGGCGACAGCTGCAGTGATCAGTGCGACCCCTGACGCAGCCTGCGTGCCGTTCACTGTCACTGCTGTCGCTGTGGCAGCTGCGCCACCGATCGCGATCAGAGTGCAGTCGATCATTCGATATTTGAAGCCAGGAACTGCAGGCAGCAGCTCGACGCCGGCATTGATCTCTGACGTCGTGCAGCGTCGTCGGATGTTGCGGACAATGACAGCGCTGTCTTCGATCGCAGTCACCTGATCGACCAGCCCGATATCGGGGACGTCGCCTGCGACATTGGGCCCACCGAAGAGGGTCGACTCAATGTTTTTGATCCGATCAGCGAAGGAAATCAATTCTGCAGTCATGGTGTGCCTCTCTAAGTTTCGGGGCGGGTGTGCTGTCCCCGCCCCTGCTCATGTGGGGCAGTCGCGATCCGATAAAGCTGGATCACGCTGCCCCTCTCGTTGGTGTATGTCGACGTTTAGCTGTCAGCGCCTCCGATGCCCGTGCGCACTCCGCAGATCCACGGGACGTTATGCGCAAGAACTTCATGGACGTAGGTGCCAAAGGTCCACTGTCGGGTCTGGAGCGGCCACTCAATTGAGTAGTAGTCGCGCTGTGTCAGCATCCCACGAACAAACGGCAGACGGCTGGACGGGTACGGATTGTCTGCAATGTCGTAGTAGATCGTCCCGGCCGGGATCATCGGATGGATCCGCAGCGGGATCGCCTGGCCACCCAGCTGCGACATGGAGAACTTCGACTGGTATGCGCTCACGACAGCGCCGCCCAGAATGTTGTTCTGACTGTCGCGTGCGTAGTCGAAACGAAACGCGCCCGGGTTCCCACCGTTCGCCATGATGGTCTGATCGATGAAGACCTTCGCATCACTGGCGCACCAGATCGCGTTCGGTACCGCCTGGAAATTGTCCCAGAAGTACTGCAGATCGGTGTCGATCTCTTCGATGCCATTCGCGCCGTCGCTGGTGAGGCTCGATCCTTCCATGTCGACCCAGCGCCCCTGAGCGGCAGCGTAGGAAAACAGGCCATTGAAGTCGCGGGTGTTGAAGCTGTGATCGGTACCGAAACCCGTGACAGCCGTCGCGTTCGCTGCCTGAGTTCCAGTCGTCGGATCTGCTTTCAGCGTGTAGTTCGGGAACTGCGTGATCGCGACAAGATGGTGATCTCCGATGACCATGTTGTCTGTCGCTTTGATCGCGATATACCACGCATAAGCGAATGCGCCGATGACACCGTCGCAGGTGAACGTCACCCAGTGGTTCGTCGTTCCCGTCAGAACAGAGTTCGACACGGCGCTGATCGCGCTGGTGCCCGCGTTGATCGTGTCCTGCGATCCGTCCGCGTTGGTTCGGGTGTACTGGGTCTGCAGACCATCTGCCACTGTCGGCCGGGTCACATACCCATACTGGGCATTGTTCGGATATCCGAGAGCAGTGATCGCGACGCAGTAGGCGCTGACGTATCGCGCATCGGTGATGCCCACGCCCGCTGCGAGTGCAGCGACAGGGGTGTTCATCGTACCCAGAGCAAACCCGCCCTGAGAATTCGCGCTGCCGGCATTGCCGAACAACATGATCGACTCTTCCTGCAGGAACAGTTCGTGCATCCCACGCAGATGTTCATCAGCCAGGTTATCGGTGTAACCCTCGCCAGCGAACTGCGATGTGAATGTCGCTGCGCGTTCGATGCCGAGTTCCTTGTACAGCGCCATGTAGTCGATCTCGTCGGGGATCACGCTGGCATTGCGCTGTCCTTCACTGACGCCCGCGTACACGGTCCCGAAGTTCCGCGTCGCTTTCCAGTGCGCGGCGGTACCGACGCCCGCATTGACGCGTCCCTCACGGGGCAGCATGTTGCGGAACGGGGTGTTCACCGGATAGATCAGGTATGCAGGTCCACGAAGATCGTAGAAATTGAACCCGATCGCGCTGGTGAACCCTGCGCTGGTGACGTCCTTCTGCAGCAGTCGCGCCTTGAACAGAGCTTTGGCATACGCCATGCGCTGCCCCTTCTGCAGGTTTCCTTCCTGCTCAGTGACAGGAGGGTTGTCGCGGAAGGTCCGCATTTTCTCCAGCTCTGCCGGGGGCATCTTGCTGGCGAACTCTTTGTTGAAAGCGCTTTGCTCCTGCAGGTAGTTCGCATAAACCTGCTGGGGCAGAATGTTGGCAATGTTTCGCATGGTTCTCCTTTAGAAGCTCGACGCCTTCAGGTCGGACGGGTTGGACGTTTCAGCAGCTTTGGTGATCTGTTCACCAGGCCGCGGAACCAGTGTCAGTTTCGCTTTCGCTGCTTCAGCCTCAGCGACCGCTTTCGTGGCTGCAGTCTTGACGAGTTCATCGATCTCAGCCTGCGTGTACTGCTTCGATCCCTTCGCCAGCTCTGCTGCCTTGCGCAGCTCTTCAGCTGCAGCATCTGCTGCCAGTTTTTCTGCTGCGAGTTCTGTCGCAGTCTTCTCGACGACTTTCTTCGCGTCGCCCTCGTCTTCGTCGCCCATCAGGGCCTTGCACATTTCCATTCCCTTGCCGAGATGGTCGTGCAGTGACTTCATGCTGGCTTTCGCCTTCGCCAATGTATCGGCGGATTTCTTGACCTTGGCCTCGAGTGCTTTGATCTCTTCAGGCGTCATGTTCTTAACTCCTTTTTCCAGTCCGGCGAGAAGCTCTTTCGATTCCTCGTCAGCCATTTCCATGAAGCACGCGACTGCATCACGCAGCAGCTGTGCCAACTTCTCGGGCATCGGTGAGTCGTCGCCTTCGTAGTCGCGTTCGTACAGCACATCGGTCTGCATCCACTTCAGCGACTCGATCAGTCGGGCCATGTCCTGCACGGTATACATGCCCTTTGCCAGCTTGCCCTTGGCCTGGCTCTTCAGTTTCGCAAAGTCGATCGTCAGCACATCAGCAGCGGGCGGCGCCGTGGGGGTGATCTTGCAGAGTTCAGTCGTGCCGTCTGCCTTCACATAGTCGTAGGTGGCTTCAGACAGGCAGGGGTTGTCGACGAGGGAGACTTCGGTAGGATCTGCTGTGTAATAAAGCACGCCGTTGTCACGCCACGTTTTCACGTAGGAACCGCCCTGCGAGAAACCCGTGTAGACCCGTTCGACGACTTTGTTCCAGGCCACATCGTCGACGACTTTGAATGCCATGTGGATCGTCTTGGCTTTGTCGTCGAACTCGATCGACTTGCCGACGCCGACTGCAGAGAGCTGGTGCATTTCACGCAGCGGGCCGATCGACTTGCCGTCAGTGGCTTTGCTGAATCGTTCGTTGAGAGCTTTGTAGAACGGAGCGGTCGAGTCGTAGTCCATGACTTCGCCGTCCTGATCGGGGATCTGCGCAGTGACAAGCCCGTAGACCATGCGCTGGGCTTCGTCGACCTTGGTGAAGGGAGTTTTTTTCTTTAGCTTTTTGATCGTCTTTTACGACGGTCGGCCCGAAAGAGCAGCGGCAACCACTCGATCGAGCCGGTTGCCGCCGCCTCTATGCCAGAACTCACTGAGACAAACCCAAGAACAATCGCACGATAAGGGCAGGGGTCGATCGTTTGCAAGGGAAAATTATTCAGTGAACCCTGTCGCGACGACGACGCACTCGCAGCGTGGGTGAGCTGGCGGGTAAAGATTGCCACTGGGGAACAGGTGTCCGAACTCGACTTCGACGTCCTCGTTGTCTTCGCAGATGCACTCCTGCGTGTGATCTGCTGACAGGATCCATTTCAGTTTCGTCACGACGTTCGCCGCTTTCCAGACCTCGAAGTTCCCGCCGCTCTGGGCAAACTGGACTTCAGTCTTTGCGATCATCGTCGCCCGTGAATCGCTGAACGCGCCCGCGTCCCTGATCTTGTCGATGATCGTCTGCAGCGGAGTGTCGGTGTCGAACGCATCGCGCACGATCGTTCGGATCTCGTCTCTCGTCGACGAGCTGATCGCCCATTCTGCATTCGGGTTCTCGACGAGGGTGCCGTCCGCCTGGCGACGCATCCCGACCAGCTCCGCGCCGCGATCGTTTGCATACGTCTGCGCGACAGTGTTCGCTTCGTCGATCATTGCGGTGTCAGTGATGCCGGCGACGGTTGCGCCGTGATGAACTCCGCTTCGGCCCGCGTCGTTGAGGGATGCAGTGATGTCGTCGACGACGCTGGCGTATTCTGCAGCGATCGCTTTGTAGATCTCGTCAGCGACTTCCGCGGGGGTCTTCTCAGCTTTGACGAGGTGCTTCGCTTTGCGCGTCGCGTGCAGCTGCTGCTTCGCGAAGAGCTTCGTCAGGGTGTGATGTATCGCGCCTTTCGCGGCTGATGACTGCACTGTCAGCTGCGAGGGGTCGATCGTAAACTTCCCACCCTTTACGAATTTTAGAGTTTTTTTTTGACTGTCGTCCGGAGGTTTGCCCCCACCGAAACCGCCAGGCGCCGGGGGTGGCATCGCGTCAGCTTTCGCTTTCGCACGTTTCACTTCTTCGTCAGCGCTGACTGGGATCGCGCCGGTCGCGGTGATGATCAGCAGCATGTCTGCTTCAGCTTCAGGTCGCGGATCCAGCCCATCGTCTTCGCGGTTCTCGTTGATCGTGTGTTCACCCGTGCGCAGTTTGATCTCGTTGATCTGCGCCTGCTTCAGCGGGTCGACGTCAGTCTGCTCTTCGAACGCAGCTTCGTAGTCGAAGAACCCCAGCTTCTGCTGGATGATTCGATTCCAGATCGCACCGCAGAGCCAGTCGAGCCACGGTTCAAGGCCTTCTTTCTCAGCGCTGGTGTCTGCCGACTCTGACGTCGCGCGGTTCATCATGCGCATGAGTCGCTGCGGTGACTGACCGAACGCGAAACACAGACAACGAATCACCAGGTCGTCGAACGGATCCGACAGCATTGCTTCTTTCGGGAACAGGATCTGATCCTTCCCTTCAGGCGCGAACCCTTGAATCATTCGCAGCTGCCGCTTCTTCGCGAGATCCCCTGCGAGATCACTGACCATCCACGCCTGCGCTTCAGCGATCAGATCGACGGGCACGCCCGGGGGCACGATCTGCAGCGCGTCGGGAATTGTTCCTGCTGTGTAGAACTGCAGCTGACTGTCGAGACGTTTCGACCCGACAGCGATCCAGTGAATCGCCTGTTCAACGGGGCTCATGCCATAGAGCCGATATGTTGGGACGTTGCGCGGGGCGTAGATCAGCTGTTCAGTCGTCAAGTTCACCATCGGGATCCCGTACCACAGCTGGGCATAGGCGGGTGATGGGGGCAGCGGGGTATAACCCTGCTCGTCGATGTAGCGCGTGATCGTCGCGCCGTCGATCGCACGCAGCTCGATCAGTTTGCCTGACGATGTCGTGCGCATCAGCACGCTGGCGGCGTCGATGATCAGCATGTCGTCCATGATCTTGCGCGTGAACTCGCTGCGATTCTGTTCAGGGTTTGGGAACTCGATCAGCGCGGTGAGGTCCTGCAGGATCT